CCGCCATTTATCGAGGATGAACCTGCACCGAAACCACGCAGAGGGCGCAAGCCGAAGGCGAAACCGTGAACGAACTCCTTGCGGCGTTGGTGCAGCTTGGCATCATTGACCGTGCGACTGCGGATAGAATCAATCGCAACCTTGACCCAGCGCAGGCGCAAGCGTGGGCCGAGGGTAGGCTGTATGATGAGTTTGCGGCGGCGCTGGATGGGCAACGGAATAGGTTGCTGCGCATTGTAGATGCCGCAAATGGAAGACCGACGCAAGCGCAAATCAATGCATTTTGGCAGGCTGAGGATGATGCCTTTTTTGCAAACGTGCAGCGTGGATTGTATGAAATTGCGCAGGAACGTGCAATCACGTCCATCGTCAACACTGGCGCTTTTGACATGTGGCAACTCGTGAATCAGAGCGTAATTGATTGGGTTGACGAGTATTACACCAGCATTGATGCTGATATTGTTGGAAGCATACCGAACCTGAACGCAACCGGGCGCACAGAGTTCGCACGAACCTTTTTGGACTGGCAGCGGGGCGAGTTGGAAACAGCCGGCTATGCGGATGGATTGCCACAACTGATACGTGCAATCGAACCAACGTTCGGGCAGGTTCGGGCAGAGCGCATCGCTGTGACTGAAACGACACGCATCTTTTACGAAGCTACTTATCAGGCAGCTAATGCTAATCCATACATTGTTGCGTTGCGTTGGTACACTGCGGCAGATGAACGGGTCTGTTTCCCGGCCGGAACACTAGTCGCAACTAATGCGGGTGATGCTCCTATCGAAAGCATCAAGCCGGGCGATTACGTCTTGACTAGAGCAGGGTACAGAAAAGTTATTGCGGCAAGTGCGAGACTGTATCAGGGCGCAATGACGACCATTGTCACAGATGACGGTGCGGTGACTGCGACCAGTGACCATCCATTCTGGACATTAGAGCAGGGTTGGCTGCAATGCGGGAATCTGGCGGTTGGACATACTTTGCAGTCGGTCAATGACGAGTGCGTTAACGTCTGTCGTACTTTCAATTTCCGTATCGGTGATGCGGCAAACAATCCAGCCGTAGGATTCAAGAAGTTTGACCTTGCGGGCATCTCTCTTGGCGTCTTGGTGCCAGTAGACGCCATCGACTTCGAGAGCAATGCGCAGATCGGGAATCAGGAAGTCAACGGAGTATCGCCCGATTTGCGCCTCTTGGACGAATTGTATGTTGGCGGATTCAAGGACAGAACGAACAACCTTCTCAATCGAGGATTCGCCAGTAAAAGAGCGGTAGCAGGAAAAACAGCAGAATCGTCTAGTCGTTGCTCCTGGCTGGACTCTGAAAAGTTTTCCGCAATTGTCGCAGGGGATTTCCTTTGGCGGGCGTCGGCATTCCTCAGAGCAGTAATGCCGATTCAACCGTTGTTCAGCACGAAAAACCTTGCCGCATCGCTTGCAGGTGACGTACTTGGTGGATGCGGTACGGCAGTCACGACTGCAAACGGTGTACCTATCGGCAATGGCTGCGCTAATGGAAAACTCGTTCCCGCACACTGGACACGTCTTGGTGACCATTCCAGAGGAACGGGCAATGGTACTGCACTCAAAACTGCAATACTTGCGCCGTCCGTAGATTTGCTTTCGAGTGAGCGGCTTCCCGCATTGCTCACAAACCTTATCGGGCAATACTCGGACACTATCGTAGCAGGATTGAGAGCAGTATTTTTTGCCTTGCCAAGCAGAGTCGAATTCCTGTCCGCATCCCTTGCAAATCTTCTTCATTGCAATTCCTTTGGTGATTCACGGTTGTTGACTCAATTATGTCACGTGGGATGCAATAGCGCAATTTGGGTGTATGACATACAGGTAGACGAGCATCCAGAGTTCTATGCAAATGGCGTTTTGGTGCATAACTGCCCTGTCTGCGGGCCAAATCACACGATAGCCATCCCGAAGGCACAACGCACATGGCCGAACGGTGCAAGTGTGCCGGCGCATGTGAATTGTCGGTGCAGCGTCATTGAGGAGACGGAATTGACCATGCAGACGGCGCTACCACGTGAGGAAAGATACCAGTGGAGCGAAGATGCATATGCACAGTATCAGGCAGATCAACGAAGCGCACGGCGGCAAACGAATTTGATTGACACGCTGACGGGCATGCCATGACTAATGTAACCATCCAGATTGACAGCCAAGAAACTCGTCTGTTGCTAACACGTGCTCCTCAGCGCATCAACCGTGCGTTGCGTGCAGCAATGGAGGATGCTACCGTTCTGTTGTTGCGTGAGCAGCAGACGTATCCGGCGCAACGGCCTGGCAGTAAATACAGGCGTACCAACATGCTGCGGCGATCATGGTCAAGGCGCATCAGGCAGGAGGGTTCCTCACTTGTCGGTGAGGTTGGCAGCAACGAAGGCATGGCTCCATACCATCGGCGGGTGCAGGATGCAACGCAACAAGCCAGCATCCACCGTGGCAGATGGACGAACACGGTACAAGAAACGACACGACGCAATCAGGCGACGATACAACGCTATTTTGACCGGCGCTTACGGGAAGAATTCAGCAGGTGAACCATGGGCAGGGCAACCATATTTGAAAAGCTGCTATTGCGCTTGCTATCGCTGACACCCGGCATCTACTGGCTTACCATCGTAGTGTCGGAGGATGGCGTGAAGTGGAGTGTCACGCCGATGGGAAAGGTGGAGGGGTAGATTATTACATGTAGTAAATTGCCTGTTGAAATACACACTAGCGGTGTGGTAAAATGGAAACCGGAAGTGGGAGCTTCCGGTTTCTTGTTTGCCAGATGTCCTGGCTTTGCTTTGTTCCTGGGAGGGAACTCATGTCATCTACAGTATACAACCAAAGTCAAATTCATTTAATCCAAAGTACCACGAACTACGGTCAATTTCGTCTTGACCCAACGAATCGTTCTATCGATTCAGACCACCTCGAAAAGTTGTATGATGCCATCAGTAATAAGAATCTACTCAAGGAATTTCCTATTCTTGTGCGTGACGACGGAACCGTTCTTGACGGGCAGCATCGTTTGAAGGCTGCGGAAGCACTCGGTGTGCCTGTGTATTACGTTGTCACTTCCGACATGAGTATAGACGATGTACCTGCCACAAATGCCGCCGTGCGCAAGTGGCGCATGAGTGACTGGCTAGACGTATGGTGCAAGAGGGGAGCGGTAGAGTACATCAAACTACGGGAATTTGTCAGGCAGTATCCATTCATAAAGCTTGGAAACGCCATAAACCTGTGTACGTATGGAGACAGAACCGGTCTACATGATGACTTCCGAAATGGGCGATACAAATGCAATGATTTGGATTTTGCCAGGGAAGTCGCTAATGCCGTCCTTGATTTTGCGCCATACGTGCCGTTTTACCACAATCCGTGGTTTATATATGCCATTACGAATTTGCTAGAACATGCAGACTATGACCATGGGCGCATGATGGGGAAGATGTCTTACATGAGCAGGAAAGTAGTGAAGTGTCCTGACATGAAAAGCTATATGGATATGTTTACGGAGATATACAACCACAAGACACGGGAAGAAAATAGGATTCAATTCGAGAAGATTACATCGAATTCCGTTCGTCGTCGCCCTGAACGAAAACGAAGGGTGGCAGACGGTAAAAAGTAGTGCTAGAATAGGTCATGCGCAAACTACTTAGCTTCATTCTCATCTCCTTCCTTGCGGTGTTCGTGTTTCCATCCTCCGCTTTGGCCGATGGGCGGGTATTTTATGAGGCCGACAAGGACGACGATATACCATCTGGACATATCAATAAGATGGGTGCTGCCATTCGTTTTGCGAGGTTGGAGTCGAACTAATCAATAAGTCTCAGATCTATTGTAGCGAGACTGTTCAGATATCAGATCGAGTTTTGGATATTCCTGATGATTTCGATCTGTATTTGACCCCCACAGACTCTGACTATCCAATTGACTTTGGGGAAAAATTGACTGGGACAGAATAGCAAGAATGTCGAGGATGATATGGCTGAATTTGAGCCAACACGTCTGTCCGTGGCCATGCGCCGCCGTGGTATGACCCAAAGGGATCTGGCGGCACAGTGCATGATCACATCCCAACACATTTCGATGATTGAGCGACGGCAGAGAATCCCTGGTGAAAGCCTAGTGCTTCGTTTTGCCGAGGTGCTTGGCTTTCCGATACAGTTTTTCTTCGATGCTCCTATATCACTTATTACTCCTGATGCCGTCAGTTTTCGCTCTAGACGTGATATGTCGAGCAGCGTGCGAGACAAGGGATTGGGGGCTGGCGATATCGCGGCGAGCATCATCACGCCTGATTTGAATCGTCGATTCACAGTGCCCACTGTTGACGTGCCAGATTTGGGGGCTCACTGCCCAGAGGATGCTGCTGCCATTTTACGTGTTCGATGGGGTCTAGGATATGAACCAATCCAAAACATGGTTCATTTGCTCGAATCTAAGGGCGTAGCTGTTTACTGGGTCCATGCTGACAGTCCCGCTTTGGATGCGGTATCTTTGTGGAGGGATAACCAACCATTTGTCGTATTGAATAGTCTGAAGGAAGCAGGAGACAGAGGTAGGTTTGATGCTGCACATGAACTTGGTCATCTCGTTTTACACAGGCGATTGTCAGACTTGAGCAACAAAGAGGCTGAAGATCAGGCTGATAGTTTTGCATCGGCTTTTTTGCTACCTTATGAACCATTTCAACTTGAATGTCCCAGGGTTCCTGACCCGAACGCATTGTATCGCTTGAAAATCCGGTGGAAGGTATCACTTGCCGCAATGGTGATGCGCGGGTCAGCGCTAGGCATATTCACTGAGTGGCAGAAACGACAAGCATTTCAAAGACTCAACGCGACGGGTGAGCGTACACGAGAAAAGGTTCCAATTCCCCGGGAGCAGTCGAAATTGCATATAATGGTCTTCGATGCACTGCGTAAGAAGGGGATTACTCCTTCTGCATATGCCGCCGAACTGCATCTTGACCCTGCGACGATATTTGAATTGATGCCTGTCGCATCGCTAATATCATCTTCCCCTAGCAATCCCCCAAAGGAAATTCGCCGTGGTCCGCTGCGCTTATTGCCGTGATCGACTACGCCCGCGTCCGGCGCAAGCGCCGCGCCGGGCGCTCTCGAATTGCCGTGCCCGAACTTGCCCGTGCCCGCCAGGAGGAATCATGACCCGCCAACACAGCAGGCGGCCATTCATGGAGCCGGCGCCGATCACGGATATTCGACAGCCGTGGCAGGTTGCTGTCTGATGTGGCAGGTGACGTGTCGGCATTCTGTAGCGTGTTGCCGTGATGGCTAATAGTTAGATTGATCTGACTATTGAAACCGTAAGCAAAACCTGCTATACTTTTCGTAGTAACTGAATAGCGCACCACTGGACACCATACCAGTGCAGGCGACGTGAAACAGTGACACACGGCGCACCTTCTTCGGAGGGTGCGCCTTTTTTATTTCCAACGCCGACGGGCGGCAAAAACGGGAGCAACATGAGCGACGAATCTAGCACCAACGCAACAGAGCAGGAAGCGCAGACCACGCCGACGGCGGGCGAACAACAGCCGGAAACGGCGCAACCTGAACGCACCTTCACACAGCAGGATGTAGACCGCATCATCAACGAACGGTTGGCAAAGGAGCGCACGAGAGCCGAATCGATGGCAGCAAAGGCCAGGGAGGAAGCTGAGCGCAAAGCGGCCGAGGAGCAGGGCAAATACCAGGAACTCTATCAGGTGGCACAACAGAAAGCCGCCGACCTGGAGGCAAAGCTGCACGCCGCAGAGATTGCCAGCATCAAACGGGACGTGGCGCAACGGCTGAACATGCCGATTGCACTGGCGAACCGCTTGCAGGGAGATGATGAGGCGACTATCGAGGCAGACGCCAAGGCATTGATGGCAGCATTGCCCAAGCCCACACCGCCGAACATCAACAGCGGTACGGGCAACGGGGCAGCGCCAACAGGCACGGCGATGTCTGAGGCTGAGAAGAAGGAATTGGCGGCTAGAATCGGCGTCGATTGGCGATACCTACCTTGACACTTGGAGGATTCTAACAATGGCATTTGGAAGATTGACAACTGCCGAACAGATCAAGCCGCTCGACGGCGCAGTCATTCGGCGCTATACGGCGGGCGCTACCATCGCAGCCGGCGAGATTGTAGCGTTGATGGCTGACGGCTACGTTGACCCGGCTGACACCTCGGCATTTACTGGAGCGTGCGTTGTCGGCATTGCGATTCAGGCGGCGGTTGCTGGCCAGCGCATTGACGTTGTGACGCATGGGCCGGTTGTGTGCCTGACTGACGGCACTGCTGCCAACCTGGTGTACGCCAGCGACACGGCGGGCGAACCGTCCGAAACGGTCGGTACGAAAGACGTTCTCGTTGGATTTACGGAAAGCGCCTCGGTGCTGTTCGTCCGTCCGCAGTTCATCGACTTCTCGTAAGGGGGACTGAACTATGAGTCTTGGGCCACGGGATACTACATCCCTTGTCATGTTGAGCGGATGGGATGCGACTGAACTGCGCAAGTACGAATTGCAGGACGGCACGTCATTCGCTTCTGTGGTTGCAACGCTAAACGGCGCACTGACCGCCGTGTCTGCGGAACTGTACAACGATCCGATTTGGTCTGCGTTGGTGTCCTACACCGACATGCCAGATGTCGAGTATCGTGTTGGCACGTCCAACGGGATGGAACGATTCACCGAGTATGGACGACCGGATGCAAAGCGATCCGACACGCAGGGTCACATGCTCCCGCTGAAAAGTTTCGACCGTGCGCTTGGCTGGACGTGGGATTACTTGCGCAAGGCGCGCATGTCGCAGATTGATGCAGATATTCAGGACGCCGTGAAGGATGTTCGTGATAAATGGCGTGTCGAGTTGCTTACCCGCCTTCTCAAGCGTGGAGATGATAGCGGCGCTGCTGATGGCCTTGGTTCGTCCGGCTATTCTCCCGGATTTGCCACGACTGCGGCCAGTACGTCCGTTGACTTCACGCCGCCTGCCTACGGTGGCAACACGTTTACCAGCACACATGAGCACTATGTTCCGATTGCCGGCGGCGCATTCACGGCGGCTGTGTTCCAGGATGCAAAGGCTGAATTGCTTGAGCATGGGCATCTCCCTCCGTACGAGTTCGTCATCGGCATCAGCGACCAGTCAACGGTCGAGGGCTTGACCGGATTTGTGCCGACTGCACGCAATCTCGTCACCTACGGCAGCACTCAGGACTTGGCATCATTCGGGCCTACCTACCTGATGAATGGTGCTTATGCAATCGGCACGATTCACGACTGCAAGGTTTGGGTAGTGCCAGGCATGCCGCAGTATTACGGCTTTGCGTGGAAGTCCTACGGGCCGAACAGTCAGCGTAATCCGTTGCGGATTCGTGTGCAGAAGAATGCACCGATGCGCCCGACGATTCAGGCATTCCCTGATCCTCGTAGCGGAGCGGGTGCAGTGTATCCGCTTCAGTACATGATGTTCTTCACTGAGTTTGGCGTAGGCGTTGGTGATCGTACGAACGGCACAGCACGATACGTCAACAATGCAGCGTGGAGCGATGGCACGCCCAGCTAAGGAGGAATGATGCGTAAGGCAGCAACTCCGATCATCGTGGCTTGTGTCCTGATTCTGTCCTTGGTTGTCGGTGCGAATGCGCAGGCGGTAGCAACCAACTTCAACTGGGTCGTGACGAAACTGCTGACAGTGACGGATGCGGCGCAGTTCACCTCGTCTGTATCACTGGCCGATACGTTGACCGTTTCCGGTGCATCGTCACTGGCGGCGGTCAACGCCACGGGCAACATCAGCACGGACGGCAACCTTACCGTAGCGGGAACGTATGCCGGGACGGGTGCGACCTACTTTGTACCACCGACTGCGCTGACCGTCACGGATGGCTCGACCATCACCGTGACCGGCACTGTACTGGAACTGACATCGGCGGGCGCTGTGGGTGCTGACCTGCCAGCGGCGACGGACGGTCGCTTGCTCATTCTCGTCAATGTTGGGAGCAACAACATCGTTATCAGCGACACGGCGACTATCGAGTCTACCGGCGACATCACGCTTGGCGCAACTGATAGCCTAACGCTTATCGGTAGCGGCATTAAGTGGTATGAGTTGGCGGCGAGCAACAACTAATGGGATACGGTAGCGTCTCAGGTGTGTCGGCACTGATTCCGGTTGTCGGCACATTTGGCACAAGCAGTACGCCAACAAGCGCACAGGTAACGGAATGGCTGGCGCAGGGCAGCGCCAAGATGGACAGGGCGTTGTCTTCTGCTGGCTATTCTGTTCCTGTGTCGTCATCCGCATCCGTTTACGCTGAGTTGACAGCACTGGCGAACCTGTACGCAGCGGCGTTAGTGTTGTCGGCAAGAGGGCTAGACAGCGCAAACGGAGAAGCGGAAAACAGAAGCGATGTGTGGTTGAAAAGGTTCAGCGATGACCTTGCTTCACTTGCGGCGTCAGACCTGACTGCGCTCGGCGTAAGCAGTTCATCGACTTCTGGCGTCAATGCTGGCCGGCGGCGCATTCGAACGTTGCAGTTGCGTAGGATCGACGGATATTCAGACCTGGACACTGGCGAGGACGTGTTTGAATGACTACTCCAACAACGCTTGTCGATGCCATGCTAAGCGCCATCAAAAGCGCAGTCGCAGATATCGACACGGTGTCATCTAGCGACTTTTCTCCTGCTATCACGACGGCGAAAGTTGCTGCATTGTCACCGGCGTTCGATCTGGAGCAGTCGTTTACATGGCAGTCATTGTCAAGCGACAACGTGCTGATTACGCATCGAATCCCCATCGAATTGTGGGTAAAGCACGACGGAAATCCTGCAACGACCATGCAGCGGGCCAGAGACATAGGTGTCTCGGTAATCGATGCGCTAATCGCAGCGGACGGAACAGGATTTACAATGATCTACGATGATCCAGTTTTGTTTTCTGTTGACCCGGCATTGACGACTATCAATTCCGTGTCGTGGCTGGTTGCTACCATGATCGTCAGTCTCTACGAACTGCGGTCGATTTGATGAGGTGATCATGACGGTAGGCAATGCGATTTACACTCGGCTGTTGGCCGGCGGATACCTAATCAGCGGGCAGACCAACAGCGTAGAGATACAGTTTTCGACCAACAGTCAGGATGTAACGCCGTTTGAGGCAACCGCCAAAGAGTTTGTGACGCTTCCTCCAGAAGCAAGCATCACGCTTGGCGGATATATGACGTTCTCCGCGTCGGACGTGGGGACTTTCGAGAAAATCGCTTACACGGCATTGAGTACGGCAGATACGCTTGGCGTTATCAAGAGCACATCGTCAACGTATGCGGGCAACGTCGGGTTTGTTATGCCGAGCGCTTACGTGCAGCAGTTGGAACAGGCAACGCCAACAGCGGGCGTAATGACAGTCAATGCGACGTGGCGCAGCAGCAATGCAGGCGTTCGGCGTGGAGTGTGCATCTATTCCGGCACGGTTTCAGCGACAGGTGGCACTACCGCCATCAATCTCGGTGCGGCTGGAAGTGCAGGAGGATATGCGTATCTGTTCGTGACGACTGAAACGGGTTCAGGGTCTGGCGCAACGATTGGCATTGAAAGCGCCACGACGGCGGGCGGCACATATTCCAGCGAAGGCACATTCACCTTTAGCGGAATCGGAGCCTATGCCATCACGCTGTCGGGCGCTATCAGTCAGTATTTGCGACTGAACACGACAAGCCTTGGCGGCGCTACATCATGGCACGTGACGTGTATTGCCTGCGTAGCGGGCGTTACCTATCAGTAGGAGGGAAATAGACTATGGCGGCTATCAGATCGCAGGGTAATTCTACTCTGACGTTTAACTCGAACAGTTTGACAAACTACGTGCGCAATGTGACGGTTACGGCGAACGGTAACAGCATCGACATCACGTCGCTTGGTGATACGGCAAATGTCAGCCTGACAGACAATCCGACGTGGGAGGTATCAGCCGAGTTGGCGTTCTGGGATTCGACGGTTGATGGATATCTCACGCCGGAAATCATTACGCCAGGCACAAAACGCACGTTGGTGGTAGCGAAAGATGACGGTGCTACCACTGTCACGCTAACCTGGACTAGCAATGCGGAGGTTGGGCAGTTGACGCTTCCGTCTGCGGTCGGCGCCGTACACAATGGCAGCGTGACTTTTCGTTGCTCTGGTGCGCCTACACGCACGACGGCATAGGGGTAGATATGCCACAACGCTATGAAATCAACATCGACAACGTTGCGTTTTTCGTGGAGTTCAGTGACGCATGGAGCTATACAGAACTGCGCAACGTGGACAAGCTGAACGATGCTGAGTTGATGGCTTTCCTGGCTAAAAAGATGATCGCCGTTGACCTGCCGGTTGACGGCGATTCTCTATCCACTCCAGAACGATTTGCGCAAGAGTGGGAATCGCTAGATGTGCGGGCATATAACTGGATAGTTAGTGTAAGCATTCAGGAAAGAAGCAGGATCGGCCGCCTGGGGGAAACGATACTGCGAGAGTCATTGAAATCCTTCGTCGAAACGCAGACGACGGCGGAGACACTCGCAGACCAGGACAAATAATCGATTTACTGCGTCATGCCCCGCAGGAAATGGCCGACAATTATCTACTTGAGCATCTGCCCGGATTGACGCTTGCGGATATCGATAGCATGGATGTGCACCGTCTCTCCCGTGCGCTCCAGGTGCGCAGGATGCAGGCTATTGAGGAAAAGCGCACCATGCATCTATCGGACAAACTAAGCCAGGATGCAATTACGCCGGATGAATGGCGCATCATTCGATATCACGATGCGATAGTGAGCACCAGCGATGGCTAACACGAAACTCGGAATTACCATCGATGCACAGAACAATGCATCGGGTACGATCCAAAAAGTAAAGCAGGATATTCAGGGGCTTGACAGATCGGCAACTACCGCATCAGGCGGGCTTGGTGCGATGGGTAAGGCATTGGGCGTTGCCGGATTGGTTGCGTTTGGCGCTCAGGTCGGTCGTGTCACAATCGAATTGGCTCAACTCGGTGCGCAATCTCTGGCGCTCAAGGGCAGCTTTGAGCAGGTTGCCGGCGGCGCTGACAACGCTCGAAATTTGTTGGAAGGATTGCGCAGTGCATCAGCTGGCATGATTAGCGACACTGACCTGATGCTGGCGGCTAATCGTGCCATGTTGCTTGGTGTGGCAAATTCAGCCGATGAAATGTCGCAACTATTGCAGATAGCCGCCGTGCGTGGCAGGGCAATGGGCTTGTCGGTAACGCAGGCTTTTAATGACATCGTAACCGGCCTGGGCCGCCAGTCTCCGCTAATTCTGGACAATCTCGGCATTACGGTGGATGCGGCGCGTGCGAATGAAGAATATGCTGCCAGCATCGGGAAAACGGCGAGTGCATTGTCAGAAACTGAGCGCAAGGCGGCACTCGTCAATGCGGTCATAAAAAATAGCGCTGATTTGCTGTCAAATGCCGGCGACATGTCTGAGGTGGCTGGCAGCGGATTCGCACAACTCAATTCTGCGTGGACGAATTTCCGCACGGCCATCGGCGAAAGCATTGCGCCATTTCTGGACGCACGCGCAAAAGAGATTGCGACATTCGTCAAAAATGCTACCGACAGCCTAAATGAGCAAACGAATGCTGAGAACTTCCGCAATCAAATATCATCCGTTGCTCCTAACACGTCGGCGGCGCTGGCAGGCATTACCGACACGGAACAGGTGAGACGCATATTTCGCAGTGAAGGGAATAAGGAACTTTCCAGCATAGGAGATAGCCTTGGCCGTGTGGTCGAGGAATACAGGAAGCAATTAGACAATTTCATAGAAGCTTCACGGAGCGGCAACTCACAAGAGATTGCAGTCGCTACGACTGGGTTGCAATCGTATGGACAAGTAATCGATGAGCTTGCCCGCAAATACAACACGCTAGCCGAATTGCTAGGAAAGCCGCTTGTCGATTTGCAGGTATTAACGACCGGCACGATAGCATTCGAGGGACTAGCGACCAGTATAGGAGAAATCACAGACGCCACCCGCCCCACTGCTGCCATGATTGAGGCGACAAATGAGGCAATCAGGAAGGCGGCTGGCGCTACAAACGAGTATAGCGCATCATTCGAGAAGGCCGCATCGATTCTGCAAGATGCAGAGCCAAAGATGCGGGGCATCTACGACACGTTGCTCAATACAGGCGACATCGAAGGTGCTGGCACTGCCTACAGTCAGATCAGTGGAATCATCCAGGAAATAACAGCGGAATGGGTCAGGCAGGGCATCCCGATTGAAACGATATCGAATGACCTTGTTCCCAAACTCATCTCGGAGATTGACAAGCTAGTTGGCTCTCAGGTCGAATCCGGTGCGGCTGGACAGGCAGCAGGGGAGAGCATCAGCAGCGGATTCCTATCCACGATTCCGTCTATTCAGCTAGTCATCGAAGCAGTAAACGCTTTGACCGGGGCCGCAAATGTAGCGGGCGGTGCGCTTGGGCGCGCAACTGAAACGGGCCGCTCATTTTGGCGGCCAAACACTACCGGCAATCGTGACAATGCGAGAGGAATCGGGGCAGGCGGATTTAGTGTTCCGCTAAGCGGCCTGGGCCGTGGGGCTGGCGCTGGTGCTGCCATCGGCGGTTTGGGCGGTGCGCTCGGAACTGAATTATCAATGCGCAATGCTGGTATCGGCGGGAGAGGACTGGCAACAGATTTAATCCGTCAGATTACATCAGGCGGCGGCGGCGGCGGTACGATTGACAGCGCACTCAATTCTATCGCCAGCCGTGTAAAGTCCGTCCTGTCTGGCGCTTTGAAAAGTGGGATCAATTTAGATGAAATCCTAGGCAGACAGGATGCAGTTGAAGAACCTGCCCGCCGCCTGGCGGATATCGCAGTACGTGGGTTCGATTCGCCTTGGACTGACTACATCCGCAACACGTTTCCTGAGATTTGGAAACAGATAGAAACAAGCGGTGACCCAAAAGGCGCTGCTGCATCCATCCTGCGTGACTTTGAGGCAGGTCTACGTCCTGAACTTCTAGACAAGAATAGGGCCAAAGAGCTTGTCAAGCGTGCCATCACTGGCGATCAGAACATGGCGCAACTGGCTCAGGAGATAGCGCAGGAGATAGCGCAGGAGATGGGCATAAGTCTGGAACAGGCTCAGGCGGCGGTCGCTAGTACGCTTGGCGCGGGTGACAGTAGTGGAATCGGGGCAACGTTCGGCGACGGTGCGGTCGAAGGCGTAAAGACCAGCGACACGGGCAGCAGGATGGTGTCTCAGCTTGTGTCGCAACTAGGATTGAAGGACAACCTGTCATCTATTTACACCGCCGGGCAGACATACGGGTCGCAGTGGGGAAGCGGATTCTTGGCCAGCGTATCGGGCAATGTGCCGGGTGCTCTGATTGCCGTTTTGGTAGCCGCAGTTACGCCAGGCGTTCAGGCGGCCATTGCGACGCAGGGGAGCAGGACAGGCGCAACGGGTGGAAATGGAGGCGCAATCTAATGGCTACGGCTCCTGTGCTAGGTGGAAACACGCTTCCGCACGTGACGGCAGCGGACGGATACAGCGAAACGATTACCTATCGCGGCGGCATGAGACGGCATGCCGATGGAAGCGTGATTGTAAATCTTGTGAATGCAAGTGCGAAACGGAAATTTCGTTTGTCCTGGCCGGCGCTGACGGATGCACAAAAAGCCACGATGATCACAGCATACTCCACAATCGATGATGGCAGCGCTTCCTTTACCGCTCCAAGCGGGAGCACCTACACTGTCACTCGTGATCCAGATTCGCCCGGTCTGTCTCTCGATTCATACATGATTGGCGGTGGCAGTCTTCGTTGGCGTGCTACGCTTTATCTGGAGGAAGCGTGAGCATAATCATTTCAAAGCGCCTTTATATCGACTGGGACGCTGATAACAGTTTTACGAATGAAAGCGCATATCTGATTAGCGCATCGGCTGATATGCGCTATGCCGCTCCGTATTCGTCGCTTGTTGGTGGTGCTGGAATCACATCACAAATGAGCCTTGTGCTAGACAATAGTACGGGCAGATTTTCCCCGCTTAACACGAGCGGCGCATTGTACAGTTTCATCGGGAACGGCGGAATGTACATGCGTCCGTGCTATCTGGAAGTGTCGATAGATGGAAGCAATTATTACACAGTATTCTACGGTGTACTGAAGCTTCCGGGCCTGCAGTCTCCAACGTGGACGGACACCAGTACGGTCACGCTTGACGTTCGTAGTCGTGACGAGTTGCTGTTAAACAGGCGTTGGAGCTTGCCGCAAAGCGACTTCAAAGACCTTGTTGATTACCCGCGCGTCGAATCCGACATAATGATGAACTGGATTACGGACAGTGAAAACGGGTTCAGCATGGATGATTTAGATTTGGACAATGGATTGTTTCAGATTCCGTTTCCATGGATGGATGACGAGAGTTTGCTTGAAGAAATGTGGGCACTGGCCGCCGCATGCGGCGGGAGGTTCTACGCTGACAACACAGGCACATTTCGCTACGAAAACATGGCGGCATGGCAGGTAGAAACACGCAGCAAAACTAGCCAACAGACATACACGCCAGCGACGTGGCAACGCATGGAATTTAGATACGATGATAGCGACCTGTATAACGCCATCACGGTAGAGGCGTCAACACGTGCCGTTGGAGCCGTCGATGTAGTGTGGGAATCCGAGTCAATCGTATCTGTTCAGCCCGGCAAGACGGAAGTAATCACCGCTCGCTTTGATGCACCAGCATATAGCATTACGCAAGTTGAGTATGCCGCCAGAGATACAAGCGGGAACTCTCTGACCAGTAGCATCAGCGTGGTACCTACCTATAAGGCTCAGCGTGCCAAGCTTAGCGTCGTCAACAGTGCGACGCAAACGGCATATCTGACAAAACTGCGCATTCTGGGAAAGCCGGTCGTGGGCGGGCCAGAACATGAGGCGACTAAGACCAGCTCCGCCGATGGGGACAATAGTACATTTTTTAGCGGTCGGATCGATAGGGACAGGCGCATAGGCGGCAATCCGTATATTCAATCCGCTCCTCTGGCTCAGACGCTAGCGCAACGCATTTTGGACGTGTCAGAGTATCCTAGATTGACATTTCTGCTATCTGGCGTCGACGGGAATCCTGATAGGCGGCTCGGAGATAGAATCACAATCAACGACACGAACACGATGTCGGCCAGCATGGAATGCTATGTTGTTGGCTTGCGTTGGGTACTGGATGAATTTGGATTCGTACAGGACATCGAAGCAGTGCAGGCGGCGAACGTGTTCAAAAACGACGGCGATTATTTTGTCATCGGAACGCATGCGCTTGGCAGTACTAGGAAGGTGTTTTACTGATGGCGTTACTGGCACTCGCTCCTCCTACGTTTGTAGATGGCAATCTGCTATCCGCTGCGCAACTGAACATTCTGACCGAATGCACTAATGCATTGCAAGGCGCATCTATTTCGCCAAGTGGGATTTTCTACCGCACGGGCAACAATAACACCTGGTGGGCAAGGCGAAAGTGGGATTATGTGCATGTGTTCTATGTCACGTCTGGAACATCATGCACGACGAAAATCTATATCGACGGAATAGAAATGCATTCAGATTCCACCCTGCGCCCATCTGGCTACATAGCATCGATATCATTACAGGATGCTGGTGTGTCTGTGGACGATTTTTACAATACTGAGGTGCGGTACGCCGCTGTATCTGCCAGTCACGATACACAAATCATTTGGGAAACAAATAGCAGCGATCCGGCTTGGACAAGTTCATACGTGTCTCCTCATAGCTGGGGAAATTCTGACACGCCCACGGCTGAACAACTGAACACAATCGGAGCGGCGATTGATGCGCTTTCCATCATGCTGGATGCGCCATCGGCTACGCTATATCGTGTCAGTGATTCCACGACATACACCATGCGCAGGCGGCAACAATACCTGAACGTTATATACAACGCCAGTGGTAGCGCATCCGTGCGTGTGTTAATCAATGGCACATCCGTATATCAATCTGCGGCGATTGGGGATGGAATCACCAAGCAGATTGACCTATCTGCGGTTTCCGGTGGGCCATCTGTCGGTGAGTTTTACAGCGTGGAGTTTCGGAGACAGGACGGGAGTGTGTACCTGATGGATTTGTACGAGTCCGGTTCTACGCCAAGCACCTACGCAGTCACATTTGCGCATGGGGACACACTTCCGAACGCAACGAATTTGAACAAATACAAAACCGTGTTGGATTCCGTCTATGCCATCCTGTATGATGTGCCGTGGCATTTCCCGGCAACTTACCGCACGGTCGATCATCCACAGTGGACGATACGTAAGACGAAAAGATATTTGCATTACGTGCGTGCTGGCAGCAGAAGCGCAACGCTGGAAGACCCTGGCGGAGTGTATGAAACTTTGACGCTCAGCACGGATCGCAGTACTGGCTACGGTTCGCTCGACCTGGATACCGTGGACTGGCTTGCACCGGGCGGAAAATTTACCGTGCATGAAGCTGACACCGTCTGGTTAGATGACAAGGCGTAGCAATGCCAAAACGACAAACACAGCGCATAATCGATAGCCGAAAACGCAACAGCGGCACAATCATACTCGGCACTACTGGTACTGCCAGCGTGGTGGATGATGGCTTGTATTTGCTGGCGGATGGTAGTCGTGATTTGACCGGCAATCTGTCTGTCGATTCGGGCGTCACGATTGACGGCGTAGATATTTCAGCACATGCCGCAAATGCATCTGCGCACCATGCCCCGGCAACGGCGGGCACGATGATCAGCATCGACGGGCAACAGGTGAGCATTGCGTCAGGCTCTGCGTACCAGTTCATCGGTACGGCCAGCGATACGGATGCCGGCTGGGTAAATATGTCTACTCTGGCCGGTTCTGGTTTGACGCACACTTCCGGGGTTCTTGCGGTAGGAGCGGGTGACGGCATTTCCGTCGCTGCTGATGCTGTTGCTGTTGCCGATACCATCGCAGGCAATGGGCTTACGTGGTCGGCCGGCGTTTTGAACGTGAACGTCAGCGGGCTTGGTCTCGGCGTGGGCTCTGACGCTGTGTCGCTGTCCAGTTCCAGCAATCCGGGAGCGATGGCCAGCATACTCGCGACGGATGCGAGCGGCTATCTGACGCTGGTGCGATTGATCCTTTCCGACCGTCTGCGCGCGCCGCTGATCGACACGGCGAGCGGCAATCTGACGCTGCAACCGGCGTCAGGCGTGGTGTCGTTGCCCCCGGCAGTTGCCATCCAGACCAGCAACTACGCCAGCCAACTGACCGGCTGGCGCGCAACGTATGCCGGAGAGGGCGATTTCCGCTACCTGTTCGCCGACGAACTGCATGCCAAATCATTCATTGCCGATCTGGAGCAGGCGCTTGCGGGCGGGCAGATTATCAGCAAATCGGTTGCAGTAGTTGCTACTGCGTTCACGGTTCCCTCCGCGGGAGCGTCGGCCACGCTGCGCGTGCGCGACCTGCCTTCGGCGGCGAACATGGCGGCTTTTCAGAGCGGCGATATTGTCCGGCTGAGAACGTTTTCTCGGTCAGGTGGCAGCCTGATTATTGCCGATGCGTGGGGCACGGTCACATCCTATGCAGATCAGTCTGATGGGACGCAGATCTGGACGTTCACTCGCTCGACCGCACCGAACGCAGGGTC